GCTGATTGAAAACATCACAAACTTTTATCCCGATTCTGCCGATAAGGAATATCCTAATATGGCCTGTGGCAGCTGGATAGCTACAGAGAACGGAATATTTTCTTCTGAAACATCTAAGGCAAGAGAACTTGTATGCCACCACCCGATCATGCCGATACGTCGACTGAAAAACATTGAAACAGGTGAAGAACAGATCACAGTGGCTTTTAAAAGGGATGGATATTGGACAGAAATAACTGTTCCAAAAATTGACATTGTGACTTCCAGGGCAATAACTAATCTTGCAAGGTTCGGGGTGCAGGTCAATTCAGAGAACGCAAGGCTTCTTGTGAAATACCTGGCGGATGTTGAAATGTACAATGCCGATATGATCGACATACAGCACTCCACAAGCAAGTTAGGGTGGCATGGCAATGTATTTGTACCTTACGACCTTTCGATTGTTTTTGACGGGGAATACCGCTTTAAAACACTATTCCAGAGCATACAGGAAAGTGGAGATTACTTTAAGTGGGTGACTCTAGCTAAACAGCTACGGTCGTGCGAACGATTAGAGCCACGGATAGCGCTTGCGGCATCTTTTGCAAGCGTGCTTGTACAACCGCTTGACGCACTACCGTTCATCGTAGATTTCTACGGACAGACAGGTGGTGGCAAGACAGTAACGATCAATATAGCGGCATCGGTTTGGGGAAATCCTGCACCAGGAGCTTATGTTGGAAATTTTCGGTCAACAGATACATCATTAGAGACCAGGGCAGATATGCTCAATAACTTTCCGATGATTCTGGACGACTCGAAGAATGCTTCTCAGTATATCCGGGATAATTACGAAACGTTGATTTACAATCTTTGTTCCGGTAAAGGAAAGGCACGTTCAAATAAGGACCTCGGAGCAGCTAAGGAAAATACGTGGAGCAATGTGACTATTTGTAACGGCGAGAACCCTATTTCTGAATTTGCGGATTCTGGAGGAGCAATCAACAGAATTATTGAGATTGAGTGCTGTGAGGATATTTATGAGAATCCAGCAGAGATTAACAGCATTGTCACAAAGAACTACGGTTTTGCCGGAAGAGTGTTCGTTGGGAATCTCAAGCAGTTCACATCGGACGATCTGAAAGAAATGAAAGCCGAAATTGAGAAAGGTTTTGACGGATATGACTTTCCAGCTAAACAGGTAATGGCTATATCTACGCTTCTGCTGGCTGACAAATTAGCTACAGATTTCATATTTAAGGATGGACGTGAGCTGACGGTTGAGGACGTTGTGGACGTACCTACACGTAAAAAAGACGTATCTGAAGGTCAGAGATGCTATGAATTCATTCTTGAAAGTCTTTCCGTGTATGGACAGCATTTTGATGCACAATTCAGCTGTGATCAGTGGGGGTTCAAGGAAACGCCAGATGAGTATGGAGATGTATATATATACTTCTATCCAAAGCCCCTTGAAAACCTTTTGAAGAACAATGGATTTTCCAGGAAAGCATTTTCGGCCTGGGCGATTAATCGAGAGTTAATCAAACATACAGGAAAAAGAGATACGGTATTAAAAAGGGACGGAGGAAATGTGATGAGGCTTATTGCAGTAAAGATTGTTGATATAAAAACTCTCGAAAATGAGCAGGAAAATGAGGTTATTGAAACTGGTTTTCTGCCGGCTGATGCTGAAACAAATGTTCCGTTTTCGTAATTTGTAACCATGTAACCGTTGTAACACGAAAAAAAACGTCCTATAGGAGAAAGTTTGAGAGTGTATAAAAAACATATGCTCTAGTGATTCTCCTATACGAAAACCTTGGTTACATTGGTTACACGGTTACACACATCTGAAATCCGCATAAAATAAGGGTTTGTGGCGTAACCAATAGGTTGAAAAAGTTGGTTACGTACTGGTTACAAAATTAAAAAGTATATACAATTAGATTTATTATAACAAAATTAATTGAATATTGCAAAAATATTTAGTTGACATAATTTTTATAAGGAGTGGTTACAAAATGAAAAAAGATGATCTCAATAAAAAGCAAAGATATGCATTAGACACGATGCTGTCTGGTAGTAATGTTTTTCTGACAGGTGATGCAGGAACCGGCAAAACAACGGTTATCCAAACATTCATCGATGAGGCGGAAAAAGCCGGTAAAAGTGTTCTTGTGTCTGCTACTACTGGAATAGCAGCAGACAATATTGGATATGGGGCAACTACTGTACATCGAGCACTGAATATCTCAATTAAGTTTGAGGACTACAAGAAAAAGGTAAAATCCAGAGCTGAGCTGTTAGAAGAAGCAGATGTTCTTATCATTGATGAAATCAGCATGTGCCGGTTCGATTTGTTCAATATGATTGCAAAGACGATCATCACGGAGAACGAAGAGAGAGCGGTTTATAGACTCTTGAGCGGAGAGACTAAAGAAGACGTTCAGCTGATCGTAATTGGGGATTTTTACCAGCTTCCACCAGTTATCACGACAGATGATCGTAAAATCCTCTGCCGGATGTATGGATCTGATTATGGAAAGGGCGGAAAGTACGAACACGGATATGCTTTCATGTCTGAATATTGGAAAGAAATGGGATTTGAATATATCAAACTCGATGAGGTATGCAGGCAGAATGATGAGGGATTTAAGTATGTGCTGAATGATATTAAATATGGCAGCAATATCAGAAAGTCCATTGCATATCTGGAGAATAACGAATCGCACAAGGTTATACCGGAAGCACCGTTCTTGGTTGGCACTAATGCAGAAGCTGACAGAATTAACAACACTTTCCTTGGCAAGTTGGATAAAAAGACCGAAAAAGTGTTTCATGCAGCAGTTGACGGAGATCTGATATCTGCCGATATCAAGAACATTGCATTTGCCAGAGAGGACTTAATTCTTAACATCGGTGCAAAAGTTATGATTACCGTCAATGATCTGTCCGGAAATTACGTAAATGGAACAATCGGCATTATCCAGAAAATTGTGGACAACGGAGAATTTGAAGAATCTTATCTGGTCATCAAGACTGATAAGGGTAAAACAGTTAACTTGTACAGATACAGTAAAGACATCGAGAAACAGGTTATTGAGGAATCCGAACAAGAAAAGGACGGTCAGAAGATCGTGAAAGAGAAGATTGTCCGTAAGAAAGTTGGATCATTCTCTCAGTTCCCGGTAAAACTTGCCTGGGCAATCAGTATTCATAAATCACAGGGACAGACATTTGAAAAGATTAATATTGATCCTTGCTGTTGGGACCCTGGACAGTTCTACGTGGCTGTTTCCCGGGCGAAATCCGCTAATGGAATACATTTTATCAGACCGATAAAACAGAGCTATATAAAGGCGTTTAGCAAGGATAACGAGCAACTTCTTGAGCAGAGTTTTGAGGTAGAAAAGGGTGTATAAGCATGAGAGTGACGCACGAGCAGATACCGAATACGATAAAATTTTTACAGATTGACTTCCCGGCACTGGTCCTCCAGACTGCCGGAATAGAAGAAAATGATGAATACTGGCAGCAGGTGACAGAACAGATTCATATCATGTCAGAAAAATATCGAAAAAACGGGTTTGTGGACCACATGCTGTTAGCTTATGCAGACTATCTTGAAAAAATGTTCAAAAGATCGCAGAACATGAAAGAGGAGCGTGAGAAGAATGTACAAACAGAAGTATAAAGAAGGTCAGCAGATTCATAAAGACATATATCTGTACATCTGCCGGTATATCAAGGAACATCGGTACGCACCGTCTTACAAGGAGATTGCTGATGGTGTCGGCGTGTCAAATGCCACGGTGCTTCGTCACATGGACATGCTGCGAACAGATGGACTAATCGAAACAGACCACCCGAAAACACCAAGAGCGTTCCGGTTGACGGGATATGAGTTCGTGACAAGGAGGAAGAAGCATGAAACTGTATGAGCTGTTCAAAGGTACTGAATACATTGGAGAGTTCACTCTTGACGAGATTATAAGCATCACAGGAGCGCATCGAAGCGCACTGCTCAACAGCGTGGCACACGGCGTCCTCGTAAATGACTTGTGGGACGTCTCTCCGGCTTATGATCGGACTTTAAACCGAAATGACGACAATTCATTGCTTAAGCAGTTTGAAGCCGTTACAGGGCAAATTAGGAGGTGTGTGAAGCGTGAGCAGTAAGCTTAAAGCAAAGCCACGAAAGCAGAGACTCCCTCTAGCTCAGCCTAATCAGGCAGCTCAGGCATTCGGACGTGCAATGATCAACTGTCATAGCCAGATCAAAAGCATGGAGAGAGAAGCTTATGAGAATGGATTTAATGATGGAGAAGATTGGGCTGATACGATTAATGTTGTTACGACCATGATGGCTCTGAGACGTTTATATGGCTTTTCTACGAAGCGTTTGCTCACAGTCGTACAAACTGCCAATGAATACGTTAAAATGGCAAATGAGGGCAAAATGAGCGTTCTGAGCATGATACAAGACATTGAAGAGAACACAGATGTAAGATTCGATGAGATGAATAAGAATCTGGTTAAGAAGATGGGAGTTTAGAATGAAATTTATAGATTTTTTCGCAGGAATCGGAGGATTTCGTAGGGGAATGGAATTGGCGGGGCATGAATGCGTTGGTTTTTGCGAATTCGATAAATTTGCTACTGCGAGTTACATCTCAATGCACTTACTGACAGAAGAGCAGCGAAAGGTATTGGAAGATATTCCTATCAAGAAAAGACAGAAAGAAATATTAAAGGAGGAATACAGAAATGGAGAATGGTACGCAAATGACATTCGAAGAGTGTATGCCGGAGACATTCCAAAAGCAGATTGCTGGTGCTTCGGATTCCCTTGTCAGGACATATCCGTTGCAGGAAAGCAAGCCGGATTTCAAGGAAACCGTTCAAGCCTGTTTTTCAGAGTTATGTACCTTGTCGGACAGCTCGAAGAAGAAAATAAACCCACTTACCTTTTCATTGAGAACGTTAAAAATCTGCTTAGTGTTAATGGAGGATGGGATTTCGCCAGACTGCTCATTGAAATGGAGCAGTGGGGGTATGATGCAGAATGGCAGGTGCTCAACTCCAAAGATTTTGGAGTCCCACAAAACAGAGAAAGGTGCTTCATTGTCGGACATCTTAGAGGGAGAAGTACCACAAAAGTATTTCCTATCGAAGGAACAGACGGAAAAAATAGTGTTTCGTTAAATCTTTTTGGTTGTCTTAATGGTAGAAATTCGCAGCGAGATAGAGTTTATAGTGACAATGGATTAGCACCAACAATCAGTACGAAGCCGGGAGGAAATACAGAACCCAAAGTATCCATATTATTTGATACAAGTTATATTGGTCAAGATGGAAAAGCACGCATATATGAAAATATTTGTCCAACACTAACAAGCAGAGATTATAAAGAGCCTAGAAGTGTCGGAGTAGTATGCAATGTGAACCCGTCAGGAAAAGGAATGAACGGAAATGTGTACGATTCGACTGGCTTAAGCCCTACTTTAACAACAAATAAAGGAGAGGAAAATAAGATTGCAATCCCAGTATTGACACCAGATCGTGCAGAAAAACGTCAGAATGGAAGAAGGTTCAAAGAAGATGGCGAGCCAATGTTTACGCTTACAAGTCAAGACAGACATGGCGTAGCGATTGAACCTACTGGATTTAATTGTGTGCCAAATGGAACATGCAATCAAGGAATATTTGTGCAGGTATCACAAGAATTAACGGTATATGCAGTGTGGTACGAAAAATATCAATGCTACATAGCAATCCGGAAGCTGACACCGCGTGAATGCTTTAGGCTGCAAGGTTGGTCTGATGATTATTTTGAGAAAGCACAGTTCGTAAATTCTGACAGCCAGTTATACAAGCAGGCAGGAAACGGCGTAACAGTGACAGTTATAGAAGCCATGGCAAGAAAAATGAACGTAAATCTAAATTGATAGCGTGTCAGTTGCTTACATGGGGAAAGTGAGAACACAATGACAGAACAGGAAAAGAAGGAACTTCTGGATGAACTGGAAAAGCGCATTGATGAGAAATACAAAGGTTGTCTTATCAGAGAAGATGTTGCGATCACGTTAAAAGTACCGAGAGAAAAGTGGTTCAGAGATGAGAATGGAAACGGAAGAAATTCTCTGATGACGGATGCTTTTGATTCATCTACTATATCATGGCAAGTCTGGGAAACAATCAGAAAATTGACTTGCGTTGTGTGCGGTAAACAGTATGTTAGACAGCTTGCAAATGCAGATAATGCAGATGAGATTGCAGAGAAACTTTGCCAGTTTGTTTATGACTTGAAGATGGATTTTAAGAAACAGGAGGGTGCAAAATGTTAATCAGAAGTCAGGATAAAACAATAATAGTAAATATTGATAATGCTTTCAGTATTGCAATTCAAGACATTAATGGAGCGACAACAATATATGTCGGAAGTCAAGGCGCTTGCTGCATTATCGCTGAGTATTCCACCAAAGCAAAAGCCATGAAAGTATTGGATATGATTCAGGAAGCCTATGTAAATGGACATATTGATTATCAGATGCCAGCGGACAGTGAGGTGGTTGTATGATTACATTCTTGTTAGGACTTACACTTGGAATCATAGTCGGAGTGGTCGGTCTTGTATGCGTAGCGATCATGTACGACAAGCACCACTCAGACGATTAGAAAGGAGAACAATATGCTGACAAGGAATAAGAAGCTGAAAGACTACGGTATTCCGGAAGAGGACATTGAAAAACTGAATACGATGCTGAAAGACTTCCCAGCAGAGTACGGATACCTGCTTTCCGGTGCCGCCTTGTCAGCTTGCCCGAAAAATACGGTGATAGCGGATATGGTTATTGAAAATATCTTGCACCGGAAAAGTTACAGGAAAATCAGCAAAGAAAGATATATCCCAATGAACCCGAAAGACTTCTACGGATACAGGCGCAAGACCGTCGCTGTACTGTATGAGAGGATGCGGCTGTTGGGAGTGTGGGAGGATGAAAGATGAAAGAATATAGATGCCCAAAGTGCAATAGTAAAAACCTTTTTGTCAAGAAAGTTGGGAATAATACGGGATTGTATTGCGGGGATTGCGGTGCATGGATTAAATGGGTCGGGAAAAATGAGCTGAGAGCGTTTGAATATTTAACTAAGCAGAAACACGTAGATGATGCTAATAGTAAACAAGACGATATTGCAAACATCATTTACGGCACTCTCGATCATATGTATTGCGATAATTGCAGATTCAATAGCGAAATTAAAGAAAGTGATAATGGTGAATGGAACTGTGATGAATGCCACAGAAAATATAATGGATGGGGAGTTTCCATGCAGGAAAGTAATAAAATTGCAAAAGAAATTTTAAAACAGTTAGGAGAATAGAATATGAGCAGACTGATTGATGCAGACAAAATAATTGACTCTCTTGGAAATTCGGATATGGATTTTGCAATAGGTGCAGTTATTGACGAACAGCCGACAGTTTTTGATGTGGATAAGGTTGTGGAGCGGTTAGAAGAAGAAAAGAAGAGAGCATTTAAACTATGTTTGGGAACTAATGACAGCACGCAAAGACTGAGATACATTGAAAAAGAACAGACGATAGCTTTAGCAATCGAAATCGTGAAAGGCGGTGGAGTTGAATGAGTAGTGCAAGTGTAAGATTTGGAACAAAAGCGTATGTATGCGCAAGGTACTTTCTTAGACCGGGAAAGTGCTTCAAATACATCGACCAGCGTGGCGATGATGCCACAGAACATATCTATGAGGTCATGGCATTATATCCTTATTGTGTATTGTTAAGAGATACCAGAAACGGAGTCAGGACTTGCCCGGGATATAACACTTTGAGCCTGATGCTGAGAGGAAGTGAAGCGAGTGAGTAAATTAGTATTACTAATAAACGAACCAAGAATATGTGCCGGCTGTCAGTTTTGTGAAAGCGAATACATCGGTGAAGGCATAAATAAAAAGTATGCCACATCGCATTGCAGGCTAAATAGACATGAAATCAAAGAGCTTAAAGAGAGGCCAGGATGGTGTCTACTGCGCCTGTTGAAGCCCTTGCCAGAGAAGCTGGGTTGTTTTCATTTTGAAAGAAGCGGAAAGTCACCAAGTTATGATATCGGTTGGAATGATTGTCTTGATGCGATTAAAGGAGGCGAAGTAGATGGAGAGATTAACAGAATGGGAAAATGGTAGTGTCACATATAACGAAAAACGAGAGATTGAATGTGGTGAATATTGTGATAGCTGCTCACAGGGCGCAGGAAATTGCGAAACAATAAAGAATATGATTAAAAAACTTGCCGACTACGAGGACTTAGAAGAACAGGGCTTACTTGTGAAATTACCGTGTAAGGTTGGAGCAGAAGTTTTTGTTATTTTACCAAGAGACAGTCATTATACAAAATGTCAAATTAAAAAAATAGAAATCCGTCCAACCATATTTGGAAAAATATGTTACTTTGCAGAGCCAGTTGCGCAAAGGGGATGCTGTTTTAGATATTTTGACAATGAGTTTGGCAAATTAATATTCCTCACTAGTAAAGAAGCTGAGAAGAAGTTTGAGGAGATGAAAAATGGCAAGTAAAACTATCAAAGCAATGGGTGCTAGCCCTATTACCAATACTATCTACTATGGAAATGTAAACGAAGAAAAAGGTTTATGGGTAGGTGAGAAAAAAGACGTAACCGATATGGCAATCGCCGCTGTATTTGAATGGTTCATGAATCAAATGGATGAAAAAGAAGAGTTTGCGATCTCGTATCCAAATGTTCCATGGTTTAAGCTGAAGATGGTAAGAGAGGAGATGAAGAAGTGAACGATAAACTTGCACCAGAAATAACCCCGCAGCTCGCCATATCAGCGTTCGCAGTACTACATCAATATTGCATCTCAATCAGTCCACATGACTGCATCAGATGTACATTTTACGAACATTGCCCGGAGTGTTTCATGGGGTGTCCGGGAGATCAGGGCGAGACAATCAGAAAATTACAAAGTAACGAATAAAATTAGAGAGTCGGTATTTACCGGCTCTTTTTTAGTACAAAATTCCTCAAACATGTACCACAACTTTTCCTCTGACCTGTGATAGAATATACTCAGAAGTGTTACTATGGGGTTTTATAGCCAGTTGGAGGTGAGAACATGGGAATGACGCCAATGTACACAAGCGTTGAAGAGATTGAAAGCAAAATAGAACAGTACTTCGAAAATTGCAAGGGTTATCCATTAACTGATAATGAAGGTAATCAAATATTTAATAAGTTTGGCCTTCCTGTTTTCATAGATGTTCACCCTCCGACCGTTACAGGACTTGCCTTGGCCCTTGGATTTACGAGCAGACAGGCACTTTTAAATTATCAGGCAAAGCTGGAATTCGTTGACACGATTACGCGCGCAAAAGCGAGGGTAGAACAGTACGCAGAAGAAAGGCTATTTGATCGTGACGGTTCAAATGGCGCTCAGTTCAGCTTGAGAAATAATTTTAAGGGATGGGATGCTGACAAAAAAAATGATGATTCTGGAGATGGAAAGATTACGATTGTAAATAATATTCCAAGGCCGGAGAAACAGGATGAATAATAATTCCATTAGTCTGAAAGATATAATAGCTCCTGCTTTCTATGAAGTCTTTTGGGACATTCTGGATGAGAAACATACATATTACGATCTGTACGGCGGGCGTGGATCCACGAAGTCATCTTTTGTGGGTGTAATGATTCCTTTCCTGATGATGCAGGACGCAGAGAATGATGTGTTCTCGAATGCTGTTATTTTCCGTAAAGTCGGAAATACACTCCGAGAATCTGTGTATGAACAGATAGCATGGGGAATTGATGCACTGGGAGTAAACGATCTGTGGGACACCAGTGTAAGCCCTATGCAGTACACTTATAAACCTACTGGACAGAAAATCATATTCAGAGGACTGGACAAGGCAAAAAAGACTAAATCTATTAAAGCAAGCAAGGGATATTTCAAGTATCTCTGGTTCGAGGAACTTGACGAATTTTCGGGCATTAAAGAAATTCGTACAGTGCAGCAGTCAGTCCTTCGAGGTGGCAGTAAGTTTGTTGTATTTAAGACATTCAATCCGCCAATTAGCCGGAGCAACTGGGCGAATGTGTATGTAGAAGAGCCACGAGACGACAGCTACAGGCATAAGAGTGATTACAGATCAGTTCCTGTTGAATGGCTTGGTCAACAATTCCTTGATGATGCGGAGCATCTTAAAAAGACAAATCCAAGAGCCTATCAGCATGAATACCTTGGATTACCTGTCGGACTCGGTACAAATATCTTTGAGCTGTTGGAAATCCGAACGATTCCAGACGAAGAAATTCAGAAGTATCAAAGCGTCTATCAGGGACAAGACTGGGGATGGTATCCGGATCCCAAAGCGTTTATTCGTGTGGCTTATGTACCTAATCAGGACAAAGTTGTCCTGCTGGATGAGCTTGGCGGATGTAAAATTCGAAATACAGTAATGGCTGGCCAGATAAAACAAAAGGGATATGATGATTATTCAATATCTTGCGGAGTTGATGAAGAAGAAAGCATTATTGACTTCCGAGATGCAGGACTTCCAGCGCGTAGAGCCATTGTTACACCGGGAAGCCGCAAATATACTTTTGAGTGGTTACAGTGCCGAACATTAGTCATTGATCCGGCACGAACGCCTAGAGCATACAAGGAAATTATCAATTATGAACATGAAGTAGATAGCAATGGAGAGGTTATCGCAGATTATCCAGATGGTAACGATCACTGGATAGATTCTCTCAGATACGCAACCAGTCCATTGTCCATGAGAAGAGGGCATAGTGCATAATGAGTAAAATAGGAATAGAACTACCGAAAGAGTATTCGGACAGATTTGACAAATTACGCCAGAATCGAGTAGAAGTCAGCTTTTACAAATATGGCACAGCAGCAGACAACTTTGGAATGAAATTAGTAGATGCACTTGAATCACATGATATGTGCATTAAAAAATATAAAGAAACTGGAAACACAGAATATCTTTGCGATGCAGCAAATTATCTCATGTTTGAATTTATGTATCCACAGATTCCGAATGCATTTTTCAAAGCGACAGATAGCGGAGAGAGTGCCGGAGTTGCCGGAACACCAATAAATCAGCTAAAAGAAAAATGGTGACTAAATGGGACTTATAACAACGCTAAAAAGGTGGTTTAACATGATATTCAAAAAGCAAGCCGAAGAGGACTTTAACATCCAGGCGGCAGAATTCCCGGAGATGGAATCACTGATTAACCGGTGCGCGAACATTTACAGGGGAGTTCCGGAATGGTTAGATGATAAGAATAATATCAAGACAATTAATTTTGCAAAATCCGTCTGCTCAGAAACAGCACGGCTTGCAACATTGGCGATTGGCATTCAGATTGACGGTTCCGCAAGGGCTACGTGGCTACAGGAGCAGATAGATAAAGTATATTTCCAGATCCGGCACTGGGTAGAATACGGATGCGCTTACGGAACAGTATTTATCAAACCAAACGGCGAGAGCCTTGACGTATTTACTCCGGCAGATGTGATGATTGTGGATTACGATAATCAGGAAATCAAAGGGATTATATTCAAGGATTCTTATACTGTTGGACGAAAATACTATACACGGCTTGAATATCATAGATTTGTTGAGACAACAGTGGATGGCATAACAACTTATCCGTATTATGTTTCCAACAGAGCCTATGTATCAAAATCCCCTCAGTCAATCGGTGATAAGATTGACCTTAAACAGACCAAATGGGCTGACCTAATGGCAGACACTCCGCCGATTCTCAAAGCAAACGGAGAGAAGCTGGATGGGCCGCTATATGGAATGCTGCGAACACCACAGGCGAATAACGTAGATATCAGTACGCCACTGGGCTTGCCGATATTTGCAGAAGCTATCGAAGAACTGAAAGATCTCGACATTGCATACAGCCGTAATGCCGGAGAGATATTTGATTCTCAGAAGACAGTTCTGGCAGATGATAGGCTGCTGATGCCAAGCGGTACACCTGTAGCAGCCATGTCACCACAGGGTATGGAGAACAGACGGAACGAGATGAGATTGCCACATTTTGTTAAGAATGTATTCGGACAGGACGAGAAAGAGTTCTATCAAGAAATCAATCCACAGCTTAACACAGATACCCGTATAAGCGGCATAAACGCCCTTTTAAGCCAGTTAGGGTACAAGATTGGATTCTCTAACGGATACTTCGTTTTTAACGAATCTAGCGGCATACAGACAGCCACGGGAGTAGAAGCGGAACAGCAGAGAACAGTTCAGTTTATCAAAGACGTGAGGGATAAGTTGGAATCTTGTCTGGATGAAGTAATCTACGCATTGAACGTTTATGCTGACCTGTACGGACTTGCACCTGTCGGAGCCTATGAAGTCAATTATGATTTTGGAGACATCCTATATGTGCGTGAAAACGACCGCGCAAGATGGTGGCAGTATGTTACTACGAATAAAGTTCCGGCATGGATGTATTTCGTGAAATTCGAGGGAATGACTGAGGAAGAAGCTAAGGCAATGGTTGAAGAAGCACAGCCAAAAGAACCGACTTTGTTCGGCGATGAGGAATAATATATGCTTAGTCCAGAGTACTTGCGCAGAATCACAGAAGGCAGTGAACAGATTGCTGAGGAGTTACACCAGTATATTATATCTGAGATTGTATCTCGAATGATGGCAAGAATCGGCAGAGGTGAGGATTATATTCTGACTAATGCCGATGCGTGGAGGATCAGAACGCTACAGGAATCTGGTGAACTGTTAGAGGACATTCTGGCAGAATTATCCAAATACACCAAACGCGAACAGCAGGAACTTCTTGAAGCGTTTGAAGATGCCGGAATCACTGCTCTCGATTATGATGACAAGATATACAAGGCGGCAGGATTAAGCCCTGTACCGCTCGAACAGTCGCCAGCTATGATAAGACTCATGGAGCGAAATATGCTTGCGACTATGGGAGAGTGGAAGAATTTCACAAGAACAACTGCAAGTGCCGCTCAGAGACTCTATATCGAACAATGTGACCTTGCATATAACTATGTGATGACTGGAGCAGTTGGATATACGCAAGCCATTAAAGAGGCAGTTAATAATGTTGTATCAGATGGTGTTACCGTCACATATCCATCTGGCAGAAAAGATACGATTGAAACAGCGGTTGCACGTTCTGTCAGAACTGGCGTGGCACAGGCGTGCGCTGATATTCAGTTGGCAAGAATGAAAGAAATGGGATATGGCTTAGTGCTGACATCGGCGCATATAGGAAGCCGCCCAAGCCATGAAGTGTGGCAAGGGCAGGTATTCTCTATAGACTGGGAAAAATTAAAAGAAATCAAGCCGGAGTTTTTTCGGGAACGAGATACGCCAGAATATCGTAGAATGTCGGAACAAAAAGCAAGTCAATATCCAGATTTTATTGAAAACTGTCATTATGGCGAAGCCGATGGAATATGTGGAGTAAATTGCAGACATCATTTTTCAGTTTGGGTGGAAGGAATGCCGAATCCTTATGCAGGATTATCAGCACAGGACAAAGCCAACAAAGGTAAACAGTACGAAAAAGAACAACGACAACGTACTTATGAGCGGAGAATTCGCAAAACAAAGAGAGAGGTTCTTGGACTACAAGCAGGAGTTGACAATGCACCGAACGAAAAGGCGAAATTCGCATTACAACAAGACCTTGACCGGAAGTCTTATCTTTTGCAGAAACAAAATGCTGCATATAAAGAGTACTGCAAGCAGAATGATTTAAGAGAACTGCAAGACCGGCTCATGATCGCTAAGTGGAATCGTCAGAACGCCGCAAAAGCCAGAGGAGCGGCAAAGAGATATAAAACAGCAAAGGGGATTGACTGATGGATAGATGGGAGTATTACAACCCGAATCCTGCCGGTAATCGAGTCGGAGATTGTGCTGTCCGGGCAATATGTAAAGCAACCGACTTTGATTGGGAAACGGTTTTTACCGGATTAATGGTACAGGCGTGTGCTCTGTCAGATATGCCGAGTGCAAATTATGTCTGGGGAGCGTACCTCCACAAACATGGGTACAGGCGCAAACTGATTGAGCAATCAGAACGGTATATCTATACAGTCAACGACTTTTGCACAGACCATCCGACAGGTACGTATATCCTCTGCATAGATGGTCATGTGGTGACGGTACAGAACGGCAAATATTACGATACATGGGATAGCGGTAATGAAATCCCGGTATATTACTGGGAGAAGGAGAATAAATGAGCATATCAGAATTTGTACAGATTTTCCTCTCGTTTTGCGGAGGGGTGTCCATTGTCGGAGGGGCAGCGGCTGTAATCTTTAAGTGGATTACTCCGGCATTTCGACTCAACAAGCGAGTAGAGACACTGGAAGAACATGATAGGCGAGATTATGAAAGTCTTCGGAGGATTGCAGAGCGTGATTCATTAATTCTGGAAGTGTTGTCGACCATGCTGGACAGTCAGATCAGCGGCAACAATGTCGAGGAGTTAAAAAAAACAAAGCAGAAGCTCACGGAGTATCTTGCACAGAATCAGCGTTAGATTTGATAAGGGGTATGCTCATGAAATTATATGTGTTCACTAAGAAAGATATAGACAGATTCTTGATAGAGTGTAATTTTACACCGGACGAAGAAAGGCTGTTCCGGCTGAGATGTAAGGAACACACTCTTGAGTACTGCGCTGAGGAAATGAACGTGAGCATATCCACGGCAAAACGATTAAGCCGGAGGGTGAACAATAAAATAATTAAAGTATGCTGATACTTTTCAGATACTTATATGGGTCTTAGACGAACTGTCTAAGGCTCTTTTTTTATGTAAAAATAGTCATAGAAAGTCATAGAATAAGTCATAGGAGGTGTACGAGATGGCATTATATAACAATCCTTATCAATATAGTTTTGGCGTTCCGGGGCAGATGAACCAATTTCAGCAACAGCCTGTCCAGATGCCAGCTCAACCAGTACAGCAACCCCAGCAGAATAGCAATGGTATCCTGTGGGTATCTGGAGAAGTAGGTGCAAAATCCTATCTGGTAGCACCCGGAACAAGTGTTTTACTGATGGATTCAGAGAGTGAAAAGTTCTACATAAAATCCACAGACGTATCCGGTATGCCACAGCCGTTACGGACGTTTGAGTACCATGAAGTAGGCTCTCAGATGCCACCTAAACAGCCTGTTCAGAACATGGACAGTAAATACGTCACCAGACAGGAATACGATGATTTAAAATCCAAATGCGAAGCTATTATAAACCGATTAAATTCATTTTCTGAACCTGTTAGGGCTAATACCGTGCAGGAGTCAGCAATCAAGGGAGGAAATACAGATGAGTAATCCATTATTTAACGCACTTGGCGGTGGGATGCCGCAGGGAAATGGGCCAATGCAGATGATACAGCAGTTTATGCAGTTTAAACAGAATTTCAAGGGAGATCCGAAAGCAGAAGTCGAGAAAATGTTGCAGTCTGGAAAGATTTCTCAACAGCAGCTCAATCAAGTTCAACAGATGGCAGGGCAGTTTCAAAACCTGCTGAAGAATATGAGATAGTACATTACAATCTGGCCAGATTGATGTAAATACACAAAAAGGAGATTATATTATGGATGGAAATTTAACAGCATCAGACGTTGCTCTTTTGACAGGAAACAACAGAAATGATGGAATGTTTGGCGGAGATGGCGCATGGTGGCTTATCGTGCTTTTCTTGTTCGTATTTTGTGGATGGGGAAACAACGGCTGGGGCAATAATGGAAACGGCGGCGGATATGCAGCCACAGCAGCTACTCAGGCGGATATTCAGAGAGGATTCGACAATTCCGCTGTGATCAGCAAGCTTGACGGAATCAACAATGGTCTCTGTGATGGATTCTATGCAGTAAATAACGGTATGCTTACCGGATTTAATGGAATCAACACAAACATCATGCAGACCGGCTTTGGCATCCAGCAGGCTATTAACGCTGACACTGTAGCAAATATGCAGAATACCAATGCACTCCAGGCACAGCTTGCAAACTGCTGCTGCGAAACCAGAGAAGCAATCCAGGGCATAAACTATAACATGGCACAGAATACCTGTGCATTGCAGAACACCATGAACAGTAACACAAGAGACATTATCGACAGCCAGAACGCCGGAACAAGGGCAATCCTTGATTACCTGTGCAACGAGAAGATTTCTTCCTTACAGGCTGAAAACAATGATCTCAGACGCGCCGCTTCTCAGGATCGCCAGAGTGCGCTTCTCACAACTGCAATGGCTTCTCAGACACAGCAGCTCATTAATGCGATTAATCCAGCACCGATTCCGGCATATCAGGTTCCTAATCCGAACACATATTACGGATGCGGATGCAACACCGGATGTAATTGTTAACAACTTCATATCGAGAGTATCTTTCGATTGATTCGGATGTCGGCTTATGCCGTATTACACAGAGGGGGCAGGCTGAGACCTGTCCTTTTGTGATATGAAAGGAGTATTTTTATGGCAGAATTTACAAATGTAGCTGCTCAGACTGTAGCAGCAAATGGAAACGTAGTATTTTCAAACACAGCAGTCAAAGGTTCTAACTGTATTCAGCACAGAGAGGGAAGCGGAATTATTACGCTGAGAGGACTGACTAACCAGTGTAAAGCGAGATTCTTCGTGAATTTCTCTGGTAATATCGCAATTCCAACAGGTGGCACTGTCGGAGCTATTTCTCTGGCTATTGCAATCTCTGGCGAGCCTGTATTATCTTCTCAGATGATTTCCACACCGGCAGCAGTAGACCAATATAACAATGTGTCCTCTGGTATTTATATTGACGTGCCTCGCGGATGTTGTGTTAATATCGCAGTGGAGAACACAATCGATCAGGCAATTTCTGTTGTGAACGCAAATATTGTCGTGACCAGAGAAGCTTAGGAGGTGTGATTATGAGAGATATTAAAGACTTATGCGCAAGAATTGAGGATGAGCTTTCCAAAATTGCTGATAATGGGCTGAACACTGGAAATCTGGAAATGACATACAAGCTGATTGATATGTACAAAGATATCAAGAATACGCAGTATTGGGACAAGAAAGTGGAATATTACAATACTGTCCTTGATGAGATGCGTGGTGGCTACAATGACGATTACAGCGAACGTGGAAGAAAGCGCGACAGCATGGGGAGATACAGCGCAAATGATGGCAGAATGATGCCGGATTACGATCGGGGCAGTTCTTATGCCAGACGTGGGGAACATTACGTCAGAGGGCATTACAGCCGTTCTGATGGACGGGATGCTTATGACGATTACATGACGCAGAAGCAAAGCTATCGTTCCGGCAAGTCTGAAGACTGCAAGAGGAAGATGCTCGCCGCTCTGGAAGAACATCTTGACGAGCTTACAACAGAAATGAGCGATATGTCCAAGGATGCAGAGTGCCGGGAAGAACGTGATCTTGTCAAGAGATACGTGGAAAAGCTCCGGGATATGCTCTAATTAGCTAAAACATGTACCACAACTTTTTGGATACTTTGTGGTAAAATATATTCATAGGGAAGATTCGTAAGTGGTTGACGCCACTTGACATAGACATTTTTTTTCATTGATTCCTCCTTTCACGGGTGCGTGTCCTTAACAGAAACAGATTCGGGCGGAATCTGGAGGTTGAAAAGCGGATGCAATTTCCGACACGTACCATCGCTGTCTATGCGATCATGTAGACAGTACGCACCTCCTTGTAAAAGGTAAATGGGCGGATGGATGCCCGAAATAACTCGTGGCAGGCATGACACGTTAAACACCTTGCTAACCCGGGAATCCGGGTTAATGGAATGTAGCTCAGTGGTAGAGCAACGTATAAGCTAGCGTCGCAGGTTCGATTCCTGCCATTCCACTTGTCTGGAGCCTGAAAGTTTGGCGTGGGAATAGCGCAGGGCGGCGCATGGGAATGTAATTCCGAGTTCCGGACATGTTTGCTGCCTATCGGATTGTAAAGTGGTCTCCCTTAAAGTAGGCAATAAGTGAACGTGCTGAAATGGTTCTTCCAGATATGTACATCGCAGGATGGAGAAGTGGAATCTCGCAAGGCTCATATCCTTGAGAACGGCGGTTCAAATCCGTCTCCTGCAATTAATCTGCTTAAAGTTACGCTATCTGTATACAGGTGGTCTATGACTTGGGTGGATTACAACATCATGATGCTGATTAGGTTATGTCTTATCCTGTTGACTGGTGTCCAGTCCGAAAAGGCACTTCAATGTGGCTTCGCCAAGTGGTAAGGCACCGGGCTTTGACCCCGGGAGAGGAACACTCATTCATTGGTTCGAATCCAATAGCCACAGTTACCCTGCCAGTGGTTTAACTGGCTTAATCCATTTACCTGCGGCGGCAGGTCAATAAACACGACCAGGAGGATGTATATGCAGAAACTTATTGACACATTAAAATCATTTGGAATTGAGATCCCAGAGGACAAACAGGCAGATGTGAAAAAGGCACTCTCTGAGCATTATAAAAATGCTAAAGAAGTAGCGAAAACCCTGTTGAAAGTTAAGGGAGAACGTGACGACTGGAAAAAACGTGCTGAGACAGCAGAAGAAACCTTAAAAAGCTTTGACGGTATCGACCCGGCGAACATTCAGACAGAGCTTGCTGGATGGAAGAAGAAAGCTGAGGACGCAGAGAAAGAATTCAATGCGAAAATCTATGACCGCGATTTTTCAGACGCACTCAAAGCAGCACTTGATGATGTTAAATTTTCCAGTGAGGCTGCAAAAAGGTCAGTCATGGCAGACATCAAAGAAGCAGGTCTTAAGCTGAAAGACGGTAAAATCCTTGGATTAAATGATCTGATTGAGCAGATGAAACAGTCTGACGCATCCGCTTTTGTGGATGTATCTCAGCAGCAGGCTCAGCAGAATCAGGCAAGATTCACCACTCACGTTGGGCAGCAGCAGACACCGGGAACCATGACAAAGAAAGATATTGAAGCAATTAAAGACCCGTCTGAGAGACAGGCTGCAATTGCTCAGAATATCCAGTTATTCCAGTGATTTTTTTTTACACCGACTATACGTCAGAGTATAGCCGCTAACCCAATACCTTAACAATTATGGGTAGAAAGGACTTTTTTTATGGCAGCAAAAGCTAATCTTATTATGACAAATGATATTCAGGTCACAGCACGTGAGATTGACTTTGTAACCAGATTCGAAAGAAACTGGCAGCACTTACGTGACATTTTGGGTATCATGAGGCCTATCAAAAAGACACCCGGAGCGGTTCTTAAATCAAAATACGCAGAAGGCACATTGCAGGATGGAAATGTTAAAGAGGGCGAAGAAATCCCTTACAGCAAATTCACTGTAAAAGAAAAGCCTTATGCAGAAATGAGTATTGAGAAGTACGCAAAGGCTGTATCTATCGAAGCGATTAAAGATCACGGTTATGAGAACGCCGTTCAGATGACCGATGATGAATTCCTTTTCCAGCTTCAGACCAATGTTACCGGCAGATTCTATGACTATCTAAAAACCGGTACACTTACTTCCACAGAAACAACATTCCAGATGGCTCTGGCAATGGCTAAAGGCCGTGTTGAAAACAAATTCAAACAGATGCACAGAAATGTGACTGGCGTCGTTGGATTTGTCAACATTCTGGACGTATATGAATACCTCGGAGCAGCTGAGATCACTATTCAGAATCAGTTCGGTTTCCAGTACATGAAAGACTTTATGGGATTCAATACGATTTTCTTACTGTCCGACAGCGAGATTCCAAGAGGACAGGTTATCGCCACCCCTGTCGAGAACATCGTTCTGTACTATGTAGATCCGAACGAATCTGACTTTGCGAGAGCTGGTCTGGTGTATACCGTTTCCGGCGAAACAAACCTGATCGGATTCCATACACAGGGTAACTACCACACAGCGGTGTCCGAAGCGTTTGCGGTCATGGGGCTTACTCTTTTCGCAGAGTACATTGATGCAATCGCAGTAATTACCATTGACGAAACACCAACACTTGGTGCTCTGACAGTAAATTCCGGGGCTGGGACAGAGAGCGGTGATACAAAAATCACTGTAAATCCGGCTAAAGAAAATGCTGGCAATGTGTACAAATACAAAGTTGCAACAGACGCAGTAACTGTTGGATATGGACAGAATCTCAGAAACTGGAGTACTTGGGACGGAAAAGCCGATATCACAGCGGCAACCGGACAGAAGATCACAGTGGTTGAGTGTGATGGAACATACAAGGCACTGAACGCCGGAAGTGCAAGCGTAACAGCGAAATCATAAATGTAGGAGGTAACTGGCATGGCTTATGCAGATTATAAATTCTATACAGAATCATTCGGCAATGTCGTGCCAGAAGCCGACTTTCCACGACTGGCAGAAAGAGCCAGTGATTTCGTGGACACGATGACGTTTGACAGACTGGTGGATGGGCTGCCAACAGATGCTCGCTCCCAGAAGCGTATCAAAAAGGCGGTCTGTTCACTGGCTGAATTAATGTATCAGATTGAGCTTGCTGAAAAGAATGCTACCAATGCCGCTGTGAGCGGTACGTCAACTGCAATCGGGTCTGGTGGTAGCACAACAGGCATTGTAACATCTGTAAGTTCCGGCAGTGAATCCATCTCTTACGCAACCCCGCAGCAGATTGGGGCGAGTGCGAAGGAATGGAGTGCGGTATATGCCGCCGCCGGAGATGTGCAGAAAACGAACGACTTGCTTCTTAAGACAGCTTTGCCGCTTCTGATGGGAGTAAGGACGGATGATGGAATACCAATATTGTATGCAGGAGTGTGATAGAAATGATGGAATTAAAACAGACTGTTGAAATGATGAATAGTGCAGATTACAAGGAACGCTTTAAGGCAGAGTATATGCAGGTGGTTATTCGATATAAGAAACTTGCGAATATGCTTGAAAAATGGGATAAAGGAGAACTCCCATTTACTCCTACTTGTCCGAGAAGTACTTATAATATGCAGGTAAGAGCAATGACGGATTATATTGCAGTTCTGGAAGCAAGGGCAGTTATGGAAAATGTGAATCTGGAGGACTAAGCTATGGACATTTCAACATTAGGCTCATGTGTAGCAATCGTTATGATCTGCTACATCGTAGGAATGGGCTGTAAAGCATCAAAAAGAATCTCTGATGAATGGATTCCAGTAATCATGGCGGTTACTGGCGGGATTCTCGGAGCAGTCGGAATGGGAATTATCCCGGATTTCCCGGCAACGGATTATATCACGGCAGTTGCAGTCGGTATGTTTAATGGGTTATCGGCTACTGGTGTGAATCAGGTTATTAAGCAGACAGTGCAGAAAGAATAATTAAGGAGAGGGTATCATGTACGAAAAAACTTTGACGATTTTCAATTATTATGAGAGTCCGACAACAAGAGATGCGTACTGGTATCCTCATGTGCTATCCGGCGTTGACCTCATTACCGACAAGGGAGCAATCCTTAAAAAGTACGGACCAGATGCAACTGACAACGCACAGTTGCACATTCGATATACCGTCCAGAACGGTGATATAACCATTACTGATAAAGACGACAAGATTCTTCCATGGGTGCCGCCTAAAGAGTGGAAAGAGCAGATTAACAACGCTCTGGAAGACACCATCACATTCTCAGATGAGTCGTTCTTCTGGGAGGGCGAGTGGACTGGTGGAACGGTAACTGACAGTGATTATCGGAACGGATTCTATCAATACATGAATGAGAACAAGGATAACGTGTTTAAGATTACCAGTGTGGGCGGTCCGTATACACTGATTCCACACTTTGAGATTCTGGGTAAGTGATATGAGTAAGATTCATCATTTTAAAGGGTTCTCCGTAGTCGATGGAGATATGAAAATCAAGCTGAATATGGATAGATTCTCCAGACAGTATCAAGAAGCTCAGTATCTCCTTGATGGGATGGTCATGGACAGTATGGTTCCGTTTATGCCGATGATTACAGGGGACTTCATCAACCGGACAAGAATTGAAAGCACATCATTGCAAGGAACTGGACTTGTGTGTGCTGCGGCTGCTCCTTATGGACGTTTTCTATATGAGGGAAAAGTAATGGTTGACGAAGCAACTGGAAGCCCCTACGCAAGACGTGGAGCAAAGAAAGTCCTCGTCAGTCAGTTTTCTGGTCAGACAGCCGCAAAGGAAAATCTTGAATACACCAAACAGGCACACCCACTGGCACAAGCAAAATGGTTCGATGCCGCTAAACGACAATACGGAAACACGTGGATTCGTAAAGTAAAAGCACAGGCAGGAGGTGGCAGACATGGCAGATAAGCCAATTGGCAAAGATGCAACCGGATATGAGATTCTGACAGATGCCATGAAAGCACTTCTGAACCAGTATCCAGGGCTATACGAAAATGAAACAATCAAATTTGAGGAACTCGGCAAAGATTCCGGAATCGCTTTCTCGGCAGACAACGGAGCTTTGATCTACTCAGAAAAAGAAGATGTTTGTGGCGTGATGCACCAAGTATGCCAGTACCCATTTTATGTGGTATACCGAACAGCATCCGACAAGGAACGGCAGAAGTTATCTGTTCAGAAGTTCCTGGATAATCTCGGTAAATGGATATGCAGAGAACCAGTTGTCATAAATGGCACTGAGACACGTTTAAATGCGTTTCCAGAGCTTTCGCAAGGGCGAGTGATAAAACGCATTACACGTGACAACTCATATGGTTTAGAACCACAGGAGAGTGGCGTACAGGACTGGTTATTACCATTATCAGTGCGCTACGAAAACACTTATGAAGTAATATAACGCAACAACCGGCTATCAGTTGGAGATAGTCGCTAACCTACACAGCCTTTTAAGAGTTATAGGCAGAAAGGACATTTCTATGGCAGTTACAGGCAAAATTGACCGTAAATATATGGCACATTATATCGATGCAGGCTCCCTCTGCGGAGGACTGACACCGAAATATGAGCGTCTTGGAAAAGATCTGGAAGAGTACAATGTAGAACTCAATCCAGATACTGAAACATCTAAAAACATTCTTGGAGAATCCACATTCAAACATAACGGCTACGAAGTTTCTTCTGACGCTGATCCGTTCTATGCAGACACTACTTCTGATCTGTTCACAGCATTACAGAAGATTGTAGATGGACGTCTCAAAGACGACAACCTCAAAACAAAAGCAGTCGAGGTTCATCTCTGGACAGAAGCCACAGCAGGCAAGTATGAAGCATACCAGCAGGATTGCTACGTTGTGCCGACCTCCTACGGCGGTGACACATCTGGTTATCAGATTCCATTTACCGTGAACTATGTTGGAGAACGTGTAAAAGGAAAATTTGATATCAGTTCCGGTACATTCACAGCTGACAGCGAATAAGCGCATATACAAGGAGGGCACGCCAAATGGCAAAAATAATTAACACCAAAATTGATGATGGAATTCTCATTTTTACATTCACAAACAATGAAGACGAAGTTTTTTCTTCTTTCAAGCTGAATCCAACCGACATTAATGTAGCAGCACGTGCAGAAGAACTGACAGAATATTTTGAGCAGCTCAAAGATTCCATTCAGAAAGTCACTTCCGGTAAAGAGATGGCTGAACTTAATAAACAGATCGAAGACAAAATCAACTATCTGCTCGGATATGAAGCATCAAAAGACCTGTTCAAGGAGCCGATCACAGCGACTACTGTATTCGGCAATGGTCAGGTATTCGCCTACATCGTACTTGACAAGATCGCAGAAGCAATCGCACCGGAAATCGAAAAGAGAAAAAAGAAAATGCAGGCAGCAGTCAACAAATATACGGAGAAGTATACAAAATGACCGCCTATGAGCTTCCCACCTCACTAAATATCAGTGGGGTGGATTTTTCTATCAGGACAGATTTTAGAGCGATCATTGATATTCTGATTGCCATGAATGACCCGGAGTTGGACGAGCAGGCAAAAGCAGTTGTTATGTTACAGATTCTATTTGAGGACTGGCAGAGTATACCGGCTGAGTATCTGGATGAAGCTTGTCAGAAAGCATCGGAGTTCATCGACTGCGGACAGTTGGACGATAATCCAAACCACCCAAAGCCCCGTTTGATGGACTGGGAACAAGACGGAGATATGATTGTGCCGGCTGTAAACAAGGTTGCCGGCAAAGAAATCAGAGCAGTGCCTTATATGCACTGGTGGACGTTTTTCGGATACTTTATGGAGTCTGGCGAGTGCCTGTTCAACACGGTTGTTGGAATACGAAGCAAAAAAGCAAAAGGCGAAAAACTAGATAAGTGGGAAAAGAAATTCTATCAGGAAAACAAGAATATTATTAACATAAAAACACGTCTCAGCGACGAGGAGCAAGCTTATAAAGATAAGCTGAATGAGATGTTGAACCTCAAATAGTTAGGAGGTGGACACATGGCTGCTGATGGCTCAGTCATTATTGATACCAGGCTTGATACAAGCGGAATATCGTCAGGCATCAATGAAGTCCGGGCTGCATTTAAAGATTTAGCTAAATCAGTCAGAGACATAAATGAAAAAATAAGTTCCGTATTTGATGACGGAATCGAAGATATAAGAAATTCTTTTGCATCGCTAGAAGAACGAACAAATAGCGTAGAAGACTCAGTAAATGAACTAGGCGACTCCGTTAACAGAACGAATTCTGGCATATCCAAAGGATTTTCAAAAGCAAATTCTATAATTCCGCAGACAGGCAAGCATGTAAGTAGTCTTGGGCAGCAGTTTGGTAATCTTGGAAACATCGTAAAAAAAATAGGTTTCCTTATAGGCAGTGCTTTTGCAGTTGGCAAGTTAGTACAGTTCGGAAAAGAGTGTGTGGAACTCGGCTCTGACCTCGCAGAAGTGCAGAACGTGGTTGATGTTACATTTACAACCATGTCAGACAAAGTAAATGAATTTGCAAAGAACGCCATGACCTCAGCTGGACTGTCAGAGACAATGGCAAAAAGGTATGTTGGTACGTTTGGAGCAATGTCTAAGTCGTTCGGATTTTCCGAAGCGCAGGCTTATGATATGTCAACAGCTTTGACACAGCTGACCGGCGATGTGGCATCATTTTATAACATTAGTCAGGATTTGGCTTATATCAAGCTGAAATCAGTATTTACAGGTGAAACGGAAACATTGAAAGATCTTGGCGTGGTAATGACCCAGTCAGCGCTTGACCAGTACGCATTGGCTAATGGCTATGGCAAAACCACATCTGAAATGACCGAACAGGAGAAAGTTGCCCTCCGTCTGGCTTTTGTGCAGAAACAGTTATCGGCTGCATCTGGTGATTTCATCCGAACATCTGACTCATGGGCGAACCAGGTGCGAGTGATGCAGTTGCAGTTGCAGTCTCTCAAGGCAACAGTCGGGCAGGGATTGATTAATATTTTTACACCTGTTCTGAAAGTGATCAATATTCTGCTCGGCAAACTGGCAACTCTAGCGAATGCATTCAAAAGTTTTACGGAGCTTATCACTGGAAAGAAATCATCAGGCCAGACAAGCGGAGGCGGTGCCGGACTTGGCGGATCAGATGCAATCGCAGACACAGCGGATGCTTACGGACAGGCAGCAGACAATGCCGGCAAGTTAGCAGATTCTACAGAAGATGTAGCCGATGCAACAAAAGATGCGGCAAAAGCGGCGAAAGGATATCTTAGCCCACTTGATGAGATTAATCGGTATTCTACACAGGATACATCATCAACAGCAAGTAAAACGCCGTCGACATCCGGTAGCGGCAGTGGCGGCGGAACATCTCTTCCAAGCGCAGTCAGCAACGTAGATTATGGAAAGGTAGCTGAGGGTGAAACCGCTCTGGATAAGATGAGCAAATCAGCTGAAAAGCTTGCGAAGCTCCTTAAAAAGCTTTGGAAACCATTCCAGGACGCCTGGAAGAAAGAGGGTAAGAATACCATTGACGCGGCAAACATTGCTTTGTCGGGAATTGCAAAACTTGCTAAAAGTGTAGGTAAAAGCCTTGTAGAGGTCTGGACAAACGGCACAGGCACAACGATGCTCACAACCATGATGAGGATTGCTCAGAACGTACTTAAGACTATCGGGAATATTGCATCCGGTTTTGCGGATGCGTGGAATAAGAACAATGTCGGAACACAGATTATACAGAATATTGCAGATGCTCTTGTGGTAGTTATGCAGTTTATTGAAAAGATTGCAGAAGATACGGCGACATGGGCGGCAAACTTGGACTTCTATCCGTTGTTAGAATCTATCAGTAACCTGACCAGTACCTTTGCACCGATCATTGAAGCAATCGGAAATGTACTGGATTGGATCTATAAAAACATTGTTCTCCCGATGCTAAAGTGGGTTATTGAAGTTGGGCTTCCGACAGTGATTAATCTGGTGTCAAAAGTAGCAACATTTCTCGCGGAACACCAGCCGATCGTTGAGGCATTTGGCGCGGCCCTGATTGGAGCATTCGCAGCGGCGAAGATTGCGGAATTGGCGTCGAGAGTTATTAAAAGCGTGTCTGGAATCGCTATGGCCGCAAAGGGGCTTATCGCACTAATGACTGGTACGGGTGGCATCATGGGTGGTATCAAAGCTATTGCAACAGCTATCGGACCAGGTGGGGTCTTTGTCCTTGCGGTCGGCGCAGCTATAGCAATCGGCGTTTTGCTATACAAGAACTGGGACAAAATCAAAGAAATGGCTGGAAAGGTATGGGATTGGATTTCTAATAAAACAAGACGTTTTGTTGAGGATATTGGAAAGAAACTCAGAGTCCTAGCTACCAAAATGACGACCATCTGGGGAAACATAAAGGCCAGTGCACATCAGAAATGGAATGCTATATGGTCTACCGTTAGTGGTTTTGCTGAAAGAATCAAGAACGCTATTGTTGATAAATTCACATCCGCTAAAAACACTGTAGTCAATGTATTTAATGGAATGAGAGATGCTATTAGGTCTGTTCTGAACAATATCATAAGTGTTGTAAACGGTGCCATCAGTAAAGTGAATGGGGTTATTAGCGCAGTTGAATCGGCGTTCTCATTTGGGCCTTGGAAAGTACCGACTCCATTCGGCTCAAAGACCATAGGATTTAAAGCTACTTTTCCACGAGTTCCGACAGTTCCATATCTGGCAAAAGGTGCAGTTATTCCACCTCGAAGTGAGTTCCTTGCGGTCTTAGGCGACCAGAAGCAGGGAAACAACATCGAGACGCCGGAAGCTCTACTCAGAAAGATTGTCCGGGAAGAAACAGCAGGGCGGCAGACTGGCGGTGGAAGTTACCGATTTACGGCGCAGATCAATCGCAGGACGCTGTTTGACGAGATGATGAAAGAAGCACAGATGAGACGAGATACAAGCGGTAGAAACCCGTTTGAGATGGCATAGAAAGGAGGGCGTTATGGAAAAGTACAAAATCAACGGAACAGTAATTTGGCAACCGGACAAAGACCTTGCGCTCACCTTTGCTACGACTTACACGGAATCCAGTCAGAGGACGCAGTACGGTGTAGGCTACTTTACGCCGATGTTTACTGTAGAGCAGTATGAATACAAGACCAGTGACCTCCCAATGGAGGAAGCAACTAAAATTTTACAGATGGTAGCAAAAGGATATAAATTTACGCTTCATTATTTTTCGCCGTATTACGGAGTTTGGAGAGACGCCCCGTTCTACGTAGGCGAGACACGAAACATAGCTATCGGGGAATTGTCGAACGATAGAAAGTTTATGTCATCATTAGGATTTAACATGACGGGGGTGAATCCACTGTGATTAACGTAAGTAACGCATTTAGAGAAAAACTTGAAGCTGGCGAGCCGGTCAGGATGATGGTGGATATCACCTTTCCTGATGGAACAAAAAAGACCATCAATGAAGATATCATGAACGGCGACAACGGGTTTTCCGATTGCGCGGAAAGCAGCAGTTTTCCGGTCGGCGCTACTATCTGTAAAACACTGACGCTGAGTATTAATAATGATCAGGAGCAGTGGAAGAACTACAACTTTTACGGAGCTAAGATTCATGCTTATCTGAAACTTCAGACGTCGTATGCGGCGCCGGAATCTGTAAGCACACTGTTAGATGAAAGTTATAACCCGATTCTGGACAGCACCGGTGACCCTATCATCGCAACACAGGCAGCCACAAAAGACATCATTGAAACCATTGACAAGGGGGTCTATACAGTCACTACGCCGGAACAGTATTCGGATATCATCAATGTTACGGCACTGGATGATATGTACAAGGCGAATAAGGTATATACCAGCGGATTGAAATTACCACAGTCGCTCATCAACCTTGTCAGAGATGCTTGCAAGACTGTCGGCATAGGTATGAATCTAACTATGGACCATGGCGATATTATAATAAGAAGTATTCCGGACAGTATGACGTTTCGTCAGTTGTTCGGGTATGCGGCTATGGTTGAGTCTGCGAACGCCCGAATTGATTATTTCGGGAATCTACAGTTTGTGAAATGGGATTTTGAAAAAATGGAATCTGACAATACTGCGACCGTGGACGCAGATGGGTTTATCCATTTCGGCGATGCTAGCCCGTCTATTGATACCGACGGCTTTGCTTCTCTGCCAGGATGGACTATTAATGCAGAGGGGTTCCTGGCTCTCACATCCGGCCCAGGCAGTGACGTTCAGAGATTGATGGCCTATGCGAACCCACCTGCGCTTTCCAGTGATGATATAGTCATAACTGGAATCAAGGTAACGAACGGGCAGTCAAACGACGATACTGATACTGACTATTCTGGCATGTACGGAGAGGAAGGATACGTCCTCGAACTTGAGAACGAGCTGATTGATACCGATCAGCTTCAGACAGTAGCGAATATCATCGGCGAACAGATTGTAGGGGCACAATTCCGGAATCTTGAGGGTGATCTGGTGTACAACCCGCTCGTCGAGTTTGGCGACATGGTGTACACTTACGACCGATTAGGGAATAAGTACCTTACTCCTCTGACAGATGTATCAGGTAACGTGGGCGGTCTGACTACAGTTAAGACACAGGCCGATGATCCGATCAGGGGCAGCAGTGACTTTTACGGGAATAGCACAAAAGCTATAGTTGCGGCACGTCAAATGATACAAAAAGAAACATCCGCAAGAGAAGAGGCTATACAGAGATTAGCTGAAAAGCTCAATTCCTCGAGTGGTCTGTATATGACACAGGAGCCGCAGCAGGACGGTAGTATCGTATACTATATGCACAACAAAGCAACCATGGCAGAATCCAACATAATCTGGAAACTGACAGCAGAAGCATTTGCCGTGTCAACTGATGGTGGAAAAACATATCCTTACGGATTTGCGGTGACTGGTGAATTAATAACCAGACTGCTCTATGCAGAGGGCATCAATGCCGATTATATCAACGCAGGAACGCTCATTGTAAGAGATAAGAATGGGAACGCGATATTTGAAGCAGACATGGATACCGGATCAGTTACCCTTGACGGAAGTTATGTGACGATCGGCGGTAAACCACTTGATGAAAAGATTGAAGATGTTGAGAACATGGCATCCCTAGCTAGAAACATGACCATGCAGCTCGACAACGACTATCAGGGAATCCCGGTTGATAGTGACGGCAACTATACGGAGTTTCCAGAGTGCGCCACAACAGCGACCGTTATGTACGGTACACAGGATATCACGGATAACTGTACGTATACGATCACGACATCTCAGAATATACAGGGAAGTTGGGACAAGGAAAACAAGACATACACTGTCACCGGCTTGACCGCAGACAGCGGATGGGTGAACATCAAAGCCGCATATCTGAATAACCTTGTCGTATCGAAACAGTTTTCGCTTGCGAAACAGTACGCCGGCAAAGACGGAGCGAACGGCATCCCGGGAAAAGACGGTAAAGACGGAAAGACACAGTACACGCACCTTGCTTATGCCAACAGTGCGGATGGAACGAAAGACTTTTCGGTATCTGACGGAAACCGTGAATATATCGGCATGTACGTGGATTTCGTGGAAGCTGACAGCACTAACCCGGCGAAATACACATGGTCACTGATTAAGGGAGCGGATGGTGCACAGGGTGTACCGGGAACACCAGGAGCGGACGGAAAGACGCCGTACTTCCATATCGCATATGCAAATAGCGCTGATGGTAGAACAGGTTTCTCCGTGGATGATAGCGTCAATAAACTGTATATCGGGCAGTATACCGATTACACACCGAATGACAGCACTGACCCGACAAAATACAGTTGGACGAAAATCAAAGGCGAGCAGGGAAATGCCGGAAGGACTTACTTCTTTCAGAGTAATGCAGATGTGTTACTGATGGGGGCAGATAAGAAGATAACACCGGCGCCGCTCATTGTAGATTCGTTTTACAGGGACGGCAACGGCGAGATTGCACAGTCGCAAAAAGGTTGGTGGAAACTTGAAAAATCCACCGACAACGGCGCTACATGGTCAGCGCTCACGGTATCGCAGACTGCGGCACTTGATCGATTGAGTATTAACGTCAATAACCTGTCGCTCAAGGCTCACAATATGCTCAAGGTTTCGCTGTATTTTGACCAGGCAAAAACGAAGCTTGTAGACTATCAGACGTTTTCCGTGGCGGTTGATGTGGCATCACTGACACAGGAGCAGATAGTTGATATCCTGTCAGATAATGGAAAATTCAAGGGACTGTACTACGAAAAAGACGAAAGCGGAAACACGACACTGTATATATCTTTCAATGCCGCAAAAGGTGGAACACTTGCACTCGGCGGACAGAATGACGGAAACGGCTTGATGAAAATATACGATAGCAGTGGAAGCTTGATTCTAACCATTGGGCAAAATGGAATAGAAACTAGAGCAACGACGCTGACTGATAAAAATGCAAAGGGTAAAATTGCATTTAACAAGAAAGGCTTGACCTTTACTAAGGATATAGCGGGCGGTGGTACGGGTACAGATGATACCTTGCACCTTGAAAAAAGTATTATTAATTTTGATTCACTCAGTAATATCATAGGTAAATTCGATAAATTAACGGTCAGTAAAAATGCTGTAATGGAAGGAAAACTCCTATTTTACGATTACGAAAATCAAGCGAAAAAAGCAAGTGGATCGAGTGGAGCGGTAACAAGACAACCTATAGCATCTGTTACTGCCGACACTAATCGAGTAGCTTTTTTGAGTTCTGACTATCACGCAAATGGATATGGAGCCGGTACCGAACATGGCAGTTACCGCCTTGGTGTAAAAGCACAGTGGGGCGGCAGTTCTTATGAAACGCATTATATTTATTCGAACCTGGCTACTTCCGACATCCGCCTAAAAGAAAACATCGAAAACAGTGAAACAGACGCCCTCGAAACGGTCAATCGCATGAAAGTCCGTCAGTTCGACTGGAAAGAGCGGATGGGCGGATGGCATCAGGATATCGGCTTCGTGGCGGACGAGTTGGAAGAAATCGACCCGAACTTGGCTCTGGGCGGCGGCTATGACGAAAACGGTGAGATGGACATTAAACAGATTAATAGCCAGTACTTGCTGAACTACGCCATTAAAGCCATACAGGAACTCAGTGCAAAGGTTGACGAGCAAGAGAAACGTATTAAAGAATTAGAAAGGAGATTACAGTAATGGGTAAATTTAACGAGTATTCACAGAAAGCAACACCGGCGGACAACGACACGATGATGATTTACGATGCGGCGGCGAAGGCAAACAAGCTTTCACCGTTCAGCGGAATCTGGAACTGGATTGTCGGTAAATTGACCAATGCGGTCATCAGTAACTTGCAGACGAGCAACCAGACGGTGGTTGGAGCGATTAATGAATTAAAAAGCAACACCTCAAAGCTTGCCTTGAAAGAAAACGTGACCAATATACAGGCTTTGATAAGCAAAGCTTCATCTGGCACGTACATTCTGTTCCACCTCTCTGGTGCTAACTATGCAGGGAATGATCTTCCTATTGGTGAGAAATATAAATATGGATCTGGAATTATTTTTTACCGTAATTCAAATTCATGCAAAATCGTATTATTTCCGGAAGAAATGAAGCCAGTCTGGAAAATGGCTAATTGGGCAAAATGGAAAGACTTCGCAAATAATATAGTCGATTAACAGTAGCTAATTCTTGGTCTTCCCATTTAGTTGATTAAGAAACTTTGAAAATTTCATAAAAAGGAGTTGATAGAATTGGAGATTAAAGGAATTGACGTATCATCCAATCAGGGAAAACCAGACTGGGCGAAAGTAGCTAAATCCGGTATTAAATTCGCAATCTTGAGAGTGCACCAGAGGTCCGGCGTTGACGGATCATTCGAGTACAACTACAAGGGATGCAAGAGCAACGGAATCCTTATCGGCGGATATAAGTATTCATACGCCCTGACACCGGCACAGGCTATTGACGAAGCAGAAGATGTGATTGCCGCGCTCAACGGACGCGGACTGGACTTTCCAGTGTTCTACGACCTTGAGTGGTCTAATCAGCGAAAACTCGGCAAACAGGCAGTCGAAAACATTGCAGTCGCATTTCTGACCAGAATGAAGAAAGCCGGTTATAAGGTTGGTATCTATTGCAATTATGACTGGTACAAGAATTACTTGACAGACGCTTTGAAGCAGTACGACTGTTGGATTGCCAACTATCCAAAAAAAGGACTGGATAACGGAACATTACAAGAACGGTTGAGAGTTCCGGTTGGTGTAGGCTGGCAGTATTCCAGCAAAGGGAAAGTATCCGGAATCAGCGGAAATGTTGATATGGATGTGTTCTACAAGGACTATAGAGGAACAACACAGAAAGGAGAAACAAAAATGGTAAAAATCAGTAACTGCGGACATGATGAGAACGGAAGGTATGCAGGTGGGAAAGCAGGAGATCAGACTGGTACAGAATATCGGATCATGAATTGGTATAGTAGACCGTGGCTCTGCGTTCTGAGATTTGAAGATCCCAAAACTGCGGCTATGATCGCAGACATGGCGACAAAAGCGGCGCAGAACAATCTCATCGGGTACGATCAGGGTACTGCCGGAAACAGCAATGACCGGTATTCGTTCTGGCAGCACTTAAAGGCAAGTAACTACGATCCGGCGCAGATCACAATGGCCTGTGAATCTGATTGCAGCGCGAGTACAGCTGCTATCGTCAAGGGTGCTGGATATCGTCTGAATAACGCAAAGCTCAAAGCAGTCAGCATTTATCTGACAACACGAAACATGAGAGCCGCAATGAAGGCTGCCGGTGCGAAAGTCCTGACGGACAGCAAGTATCTGACATCTGGCGACTATCTGAAAGCAGGAGATATCCTTCTGAACGATAATCACCACGTGGCTATCGCTGTTACCACCGGTGCAAAAGCAAGTACACCTTCAGCAACACTCACCGGCACCTTCCAGACAAGGCTTCCGATTCTGAGAAAAGGCAGTTCCGGAACAGCTGTAGCGATGCTTCAGGCGATGCTGGGAGTGGAAGTTGACGGACAGTTCGGGAATGATACGTATAACTCCCTTAAAGTTTTCCAGAAAAATGTTGGGGTAAAGGCAAATGGAACTTGCGGCATTGATACTTGGAAGAGAGTGATTGAGCATATGAAAGCCAACACGAAATGATGTTCTGATTGATTTTTCATTCAAAATAGGTTATACTACCAATAGTCACACAGGAATTGAACTTATGATGTATATATTCTATGTGGCTAGCACAAGTGAAGAGTGCAGACTGATTCCACCGTGCATGAACGGAAGAGCTGTATGTCCCAATTCGGGGGCTGTTAGCAGCGGCACGAGCGGACGGTCAAAAGTCAAAAAGAGTTGGGCCTAAAAACCCGACTCTCTTTTTTTACGTCAAATTGCGATGTTTTAATTAGATATAGATTTACACGGTTAGTCACAAATTAGTCACAAACAAAGTCTGAAAACCCGCATAAACAAAGGATTCTTGAAGATTTTCATTAAAATTAGATTAAAGAAAATGTTTTTACGGAATCCCTTGTAAAATGCGGAAAAGCCAGTAAAATCAAGACTTTGCAGACTTTTGTTAGAGTGATTAAGACAGTTTAAAAAAGATAAAAATAGGAACGGTTAGTCACAGTTAGTCACAAACGGAACTTTTATCTTTTCAATCTCTTCCCGGAGTTCTTCCAGGGTTCTGTGACCGTACACAGCGTTCGTAACATCGTTCCCGAATGAATGCCCTAGCATCCTCTTCCGGTCGTTCTCCCGGACGCCGTATTTTTCACACAGGGTAGAAAAGGTATGTCGGCAATCGTGTGGCGTGTGTTTCGGGCTGCCGACTATCCCCAATCGTTCTAGTGTAGGGTAGAACAGGGCGTTTCGGTGTTGCGTCTGAGAATAGATACAGAGCCTGCCGTTTTGCGTCAGGACCTTGTTCTCCACAAACTCGTATATGGCCGGATGAATCGGAACGATCCTGTCTTTTCCGGCTGCGGTCTTAATACCTCCCTGGAAATATCTCTCTTCAAGATTAGTCGTAAGCTTCAGGACCTCGCCAATTCGCCAGCCGGAGTAGCACATGATCAGAATAAGCTGTACTTCTGGATCATCGGTGTTATTCCAAAGGATTTGCAATTCCTCATCCGAAAAAGGTGTGCCATGTTCCGTATCATCATTCGCGTTAACTTTTACATATAAAGCCTTGTTTTCCGACACAATTTCTGAATAAATGGCATACTTATACATCTGCTTAAAGAGGGTTAATATAATTGCTTTGCTTTGCTTCTTAAGAGTGCATTTGTCTATTACGTTTTGTAAATCGGGGGCTTTTAAATCTTCAAATGTGCGATTGTGTAATGTTTTGCAGTTTGAGTAAGCCGTTTTGTATGATTCCATCGAGCTATAAGACGCTTTTGTTCCGCCTGGAAATTTCCATGCGTAGAATTGTTCATACACCTCTGAGAACGTCAATTTGTGCGTTTCCGGGTGTTTTTCCTCTGCGCCCTTAAATGTATTGTAGTCTGACAGAATACGGCTTATAAGAGCGTCTGCGTCCGTTGTAGGGGCAATCTCAAGCTCTTTTTCCATACCCGGCTTGTACGTCCCAGCTTTGTAAGCTGTCAGAACGGCGAAACCTTTCAGATAGTCGTCAACATAGCAGATTGCAGGTGGACGGACTGCTTTTCCTGTTGCGTCAATCGTTGCCGGTGGGTGCACTGCATAGCAGTTTCTTCGACACTTGCCGAGATAGCGGATAGAGCCGAAACTATTCGGCAACTTCGGGTATTTCTTTCTTTTTGCCATAATTTCCTCCTTGTATAAAAACAGCCCCTGCCGTTAAGCAGGAGCCGCGTTATCTACTCTATCTCGTCAATATCAAGAGAATATCCCAATACTTCTCCGACATCTGTACATTTTCCTTTTAATGTAACAGTGTCACCTTTTGACATAGATGCTATTTTAGCTTTCTGGTCGTCGTTTTTGATGTAACACTGAACTCCAATAATCTCAAAATCTCCATCAGCCATAAGATCAATATATTTTCCAGCTGCATCAATGTTACTGAGCTTTCCGGTGATCTCAAGGTATTTACCTTTGTATTTATCAGATGCACCCATGGCGTTGCTATCAAGATCGGACATCATATCATTGACGGAAACAGTAGTGTACTCGATTGGTGTAGCTTCTTCTTTTTGCTTAGTAGCAGTTTCTTTCTTTTCTGTAGAAGTAGTGGCTGCTGTGTTTTTATCTGATCCCGAATCACTTTCGCCTGTGACAGCACCGATAGCCACTCCTATGATAAGTATTAATACAACCCATTTTAATATTCCGCTTTTTTGTTTCTTTCTACAATGTGGACATATTTTTGCATCTTTTGGAATGTCCATCTTGCAATGTTTGCACTTCTTGGTTTTTTCTTCGCTCATGCTTTATCTCCCTCCAATGGCGTAGTTTTCATATTTTTCTCTTATTTTTGCAAGTTCTCTTTGCCTGATCGGGACGATCGCGCCAGATACCATCGTGAAAAAATGGCTTACTTCGCTTACCTCGTCCATATTAACTATATAGCTCTGGTGGCAGCGCAAAAATCTTCCGTCAAGACTCTTTTCGATATCATTGAGCTTTCCTCGTTCCTTGTGTGATATTCCGCACGTGCAATGGACCATTATGTATTTGTTCTGGCTTTCGATGTATTCAATATGCCGGAATTCAGCTCTGTGAAAGTAGTCCTTGTTCTTGATGGTAAGCGTTCTTTCACGGATATTTTCAAGAGTCTGCTCAACAACTGAATACATTCTTCCATGCTCGGAGCCTTTAATGATGTAATGCACCGGTAGCACATCAAGTGCATCAAATACATATTCTTTGCGTTCTGTCCAAAAAGTGATATTTCCATAGTATCCGATCTTTCTTAATCTTTTGGCAATCTCTATGCCATTTTCTCCGTTAATGGAGACATCAAGAATTATAATGTCATACCATTCACCATCTGAAACATCGTCAACCAAAGGCTTTCCGCTGGTGTAGGTAGTTAATGTATATCCACCATCACCATGCTCTTTTAAATATCGGTCAATGCTACTTTTGAAAATCTCAATTCGTAAATTATCATCGTCACAAATCGCAATTTTCATTCAAATCATTCCCTTATGGGCGTTGTTTTCGCCATTTGCAAAAAAAAGTGTTTAAATATGTTATTTTTATTATAGCATCGTTAAATTTAGTTGTAAATAGACATTTTTAGGTGATTTGTAAAATGAAAATAATCAAAAATATACTAATTATAATAGGAGCTGTGCTTTTGCTTAATTACATTGTTTGTTTACCAATGTGCGTAGACGATTATATCCGCGAAGAGTCAGAAGTGTATTCTGTCCAAAATGCGTACAGATCTTCTACCCTACATAAGAATAGTGCCCATGAAATAAAGCAGACCATGCCGCCGTTTTTATTCGCCCTGCCACTAAACAGAAAAGACTATATCTTTGATGTTACGAATAATTTCTATGCAATCATAAACATATCGGTGTATATCTGGCAGTTGCCAAGGGCGAACATTAGTGGCATAATAGCAAAAGTGAACTAATGTTCGGTTATATTTCCCACAAACCGGGCATATACTGTAATGTAGGTGGTAGTTGCGACAGGGAGGGTTATTTATGGATTATAAAAAGGAAATTATTGAGATGGTTGAAAAATGCACGAATAATCATTGGATAGAAGTGATTTATATATTTGTGAAAAGGCTAATCGGATAACATTAAAAAAGACAAGGGTTTGCGCATTGCCCTTGTCTTTCTTTTTACTTATTAGAAATCATGTCAATAAGTTTTTCTAAATTGTCCCATCCCTCATCATCCAATCTGGCTAATGCAGACACGAGACGGTGTCGGAAAGAATCTTCTCCAGATTTCATTACGTCTGCAAGCATGGCAGAAATTTGTTTGTCTTTAATTCCGGGTACAAACATATTTCCTTTTCCTGTTCTGAGCCATTCTTCACTCACTCCAAACTCTCTGCATATAGATTTGATAACAGCATCTGTTGGATTTCTTAAACCAGTTTCATAATTAGTAATGGTATTTCCCTTTACTCCAATTATGTCTCCAAATGCTGTCTGAGTGAGATTCTGGGATTTGCGCACTTGTTTGATTCTGTCTTTCACTTTTCCTCACCTCCAATGATAATATATCATAAAAAACTCACAAAGTCAATATTTAGCGTTGACATATAACTCACATCGTGATATTATAAACTCACAAAGCAAGGAGGTGAACAGGTTGAAAAAAGTAGACTGGTCGATAGTAGCAATCGTACTCAGCATACTTTCCATTTTAATAAATCTTTGTTTTAGTGGACGAGATTTATTAAGAAATTTACGTTGGATATTATCTTGTCTAGGTTGGTAAGTATCGAAACAATAACAGATATTACAGAAATAATTGCTGCAACATTAGCTTTCTTCTTAGCTTTAATCGAATCAGCAACAGCAGAATCAGCTATTTGTTTTGCACTGTTAGCAATATCTTTTAATGTTTCGTATTTTTCCTCATCTGCCATCTGCTTATATACGCTATACGGCAATGGCGGATTGGTTGCCATCATTGGCATTTTGAAATCCATTTTAATCACCTCCCTCTACTGGGAGTATATCACAAGAAAGGAGTGAGTGCATTGTCAGAGAAAGAAAAAAGAATCATTGAAAAGCTGAAAGAAGCGATTCCTAATATGTCAGAGTTTGACAAGGGATACATTCTTGGTAAGACGGAAAGTTTTTCTGAGAATAAGCCAGATGATTCTGACCAGAAAGAAAGTAAGAAAGGAGCATGAAATGAGCGAAGTTGATACTTACATCAAAGAAAATGCAGAAGTTCATCAGTTCGCCGCAGAGGTTGCGAGAATCATATCAGGCATTCCACAGATGCCGGAGTTCTCATCAGAGAGTATGAGCGTATCTGATGCGAGTCAACTGATCGGACTTCCTGTAACATCAATTAGAGCAGGAATTGTGTACGGATGGTTGCCGATCGGTGTGGCTGTGCAGAATAACAAGCCAGCAAAAAGCCTTTCCGGTGGCCGAATCACATACATCATAAGCCCTAGGAAAGTCTATGAAGTGACTGGTCATGTCTGGAAAGGCAAGGCTACTCTTAATAAGTGAGTGCCCCGGAGGGAGCCGAAACCTCCACCCCGGAGCTTTGCACCCACTAAAGCACCTTAGTGGATAGATACATTATAGTTCTCTATCTGCTAATTGTAAAGACAAAAAAGAACAAATAAGGAGAAATTAGCTAGATATGAGTGAGATTAGAAACGAGAATCAGCCAACATGGACTGACATCGAAGTAGCACTTGCGACTGAAATTGTCGAAGAAAGTAAGAAGAAATCAAGAAAGTGGTTCACGGCGTGGGTTGTGACAGCCGCTGCACTGGTAGCAAGCAACCTTGCGTGGATCATAGGAGGTATCAGTGAATAATCTGAAAAACATCATCTGTGCCGCACTGATCGGGAGCTTTTCCACATTCCTTCCATTTTGGCAGTGGGGTGGACTGGGCAGACAGCTTTTTGCGGCAGCAATGACCACGATGATCATATATGGGGTCCTCTGGGATATTGATACGCCAGAGAGAAAGGAGAATGGGAATGTTTGAGAAAGAAATCAAAGAGCTTTTTGAGCTGGCGTGGAGAGTAATGAATGAAACAGATTTTTACGTTTCGTTCCGTATCGGCGCACATGTTCATTTCTGTGACATTGATGTCATGAACTCAAAATGGGAGCCAGGAAAGAAACCGGACGCTAATTACACTATATATACTGACAGTGAAGTGCTTGAAGAGAAGTCAGCTGAGCAGTGCAAGCTTGCAAAAGAACATCTTCTTAGGCTCTTAATAGATGGGAGGTGCCCGTTAAATGCTAAATCAAATGGAATTGAAGCTCTTGCCGACAATGGAATTGATAACGACAGTGAACGAGCTTCTGGAGGAGCTGAACAGGCGGAAAGCGTACATTCTTGATTGGGAGAACCCGGATATGTATCTGAATCATCTCGAATATCATTGCGCTGGTGGAATCTTTCCAAACGGCGAGCAGAATCCGGCGAGAGGAGATGGCTCTGACAATGTTTACTGTTTTTTTAGCGAGGTGAGAAAAGATGCAGGAGAGAATTGACGAAATCCTTGGTCTGATAGACGAGCAGCTTTCCCTTATAACTGATAACTACATCGAGAGTTCGTATAAGGCGAGGACATTGGTGAGCTACGTACAGGCTCTAAATGGGCTTTTAACGGCTCAGAAATCATACAAGGAGGAATAGCAATGGCAACACCAGTATTATGGAAAGATGTAGTTGGGTTTGAGGGGCTTTACATTGTGAATTGTCATGGTGAAATAAGAAGCACAGACCATTATGTAAAATGCAATACAGGAAAAAGACTGGTGAAGGGTAGAACTTTAAAGTCTTGTGATAGAGGAAATGGTTATCCATTTGTCACAATGGGAAAGAACGGTAAGCAATACAATATGAGTGTTCATAGAGTTGTAGCAATGGCTTTCTTGCCGAATCCAAAGAATCTTCCAGAAGTTAATCATAAAGATACTGATCCATCAAATTTTGATTACACAAATTTGGAATGGTGTGACAGAAAGTATAACAATAATTATTCCAATAGAGCTTACAAAGCTGCTTCGAAAAAGCACAAGAAAGTGGAGCAGATTAAGGATGGTGTTGTTATTAAAATCTGGAATAGTCTTTCTGAAATCGGAAGAAAATGTGGAATTTCAATAGGTAATATCTCCGAGTGTTGCAATGGTAAAAGAGAAACTGCCGGAGGATATTCGTGGAGATTTGAGGAGGTGTTATAACATGGGATTTCCGGTTCTTATTTTGGGCGAAACAGGAAGTGGAAAAACTTATTCCATTAAAAATTTTGACACAGAAGAAGTCGGCATTTTTTCAGTAGAAAAGAACAGACTTCCGTTCAAAAAAGCGTTTAAAATCGCCAAAAATGCAACTTATCAGCAGATAACAAGGGTATTAAGCAACCCTCAATTAAAAAAATATGTAATTGATGATAGCCAGTATCTTCTTGTGAATGAAATGTTTGACAGGGCGAAAGATACGGGTTATGGAAAGTTTACCGATATGGCTTTAAATTTTCGAAATCTTATTCATTTTATCAATATTAAGCTTCCAGACGATGTGATTGTATACTTTTTGCATCATACAGAGATGGATAGCAATACCGGAAAAATTAAGGCTAAAACAGTCGGCAAAATGCTTGACCAGAATCTTACAGTAGAGGGCTGTTTCGATATTGTGCTTCTCACTTCTGTAGAGGGTCAGGAACATTATTTTATTACACAGTCAGATGGATATACTACAGCAAAAAGTCCGGAAGGAATGTTTGATTTAAAAATTCCGAACGACTTAAAAGCAGTAGATACAGCCATCAGAGATTATTACGAATTAGGAAAAGGAGAAAACAATAATGCAGAAACCAAATAGCTATGATACAACACAGGCAGCAGGAGAATTTGAACCAATTAAGCTTGGCGGTCATAAAATGGTGATTAAACAGGTGTCCGAACGTCAGTCCCAGGGCGGACTGAATATGATCGTTGTCCTGTTTGATTTCGCAGATGGAGACGAGCAGGCAGGTTACTTTATGAAGCAGTTTGAGAATGATATTCGCCCAGACAAGAAATACCCGAATGCAGGCACAAACTACATGGTTATTGACGAGAGTGTAGATTATGGTGTTCGTAATCTCAAAACATTCATTACATGCGTAGAAAAGTCAAATCCGGGATTTGCTGTTAAGTGGGGCGATAACTTCGGGCAGCAGTTCAAAGGTAAGTTGATCGGCGGTATCTTCCGCCTGGAAAAAGACTGGTACGACAATAAAGAAGTGAAACGCCACAAGCTTGCATGGTTCCGCAGCGTGGAAGGAATCAAAGATGCAGATATTCCAGAAGAGCGTACAACAAAAGCGTATGACGATCATCTGAAGGAAGAAGCTATCATGGGGGCAAATCCGGCAGGAACTGATTTTATGAGTATTCCGGATAGTGTACAGGAAGAGCTTCCATTCAATTAAAAGGATGTGTTTTTAATGGTTATACAGACAGACACAAGAGAACATAAAAAGGAATGGGAACGGATTCAAAAGCAGTTTGACAGTCTTGGAGTACAGTATTTCCGATCGAAGTTATACTGCGGAGATTATCAGTCGTTGGACAATGCAAAGCTCTGTATTGACCGTAAAAAGGATTTACAGGAGCTATGTGGAAATGTCTGCCAGCAACACGAAAGATTCAAGGCAGAGCTTATCAGAGCGCGTGAAGCAGGTATTCAGCTGATTATTCTATGTGAACACGGGCCAGATATCAAATCAGTTGGTGATGTGTATTTTTGGGAGAATCCAAGAAAACACAAAGTCATCTGGAAGACGGTAAACGGTAAGAGAATAAAGACTGTAATTTCTGATAAGGCTGTTGATGGCTGCCAGTTATATAAATCTCTATGCACGATCAGAGATAAATACGGTGTTCGATTTGAATTCTGTACAAAAGAAGAGACTGGACGGCGAATCGTGGAGTTGTTGTCATGACAAAAGATGAGATCAAGCAATCAGTGAAAATGTCTGAGATTCTTTCCAGGTATGGACTAAAACCAAATAGAGCTGGTTTTATATGTTGCCCTTTTCACAAGGAAAAGTCAGCATCCTGTAAAATCTACGATGATTCCTTTTACTGCTTCGGCTGTGGAACCGGTGGCGATGTGTTTGATTTCGTGATGCAATACGAATCCGTCCCTTTTAGCACTGCATTTATCGAGCTGGGTGGTACTTATATCTCTAAAAAAGGTAAAAGTCGTAACCAGATCAGACATGAAATGCGGGATATTAAAACAAAAAAGTACAATCCCGCTCAGGTCCCAAACGAGCTTGAGCAGGTAGAAAAGAACATACTTATGTACGAAACAGCGCTAAAAACCTTTCCTCCTGGTTCAGAAGAGTGGTATATGTGCCAGTTTAATCTCGAGAAAGAAAAAAGCAGACATGAATTACTGTCTGTTAAGTCAGGAGGTGAGGAAAATTCTTGAAAATATTGGAAATTTACAAGCGCAAGACTTTATGGAAAAGCAGCTATATGAAGAACTCTTTTCGATAAAAAATAAAATTGATCGCTCAGAAATCAAGTTCAAGCTGATGGACCGGGCGAAAACTGTGAAAGCAAAACATATAGCAGAAGAATTCATAAAGGAATTTCAAAAAGCAGAGCAGGAAAAGGAAAAAGAAGAAAAAACAAACCGTTCTATGCAGCTGATTGAAAACATCACAAACTTTTATCCCGATTCTGCCGATAAGGAATATCCTAATATGGCCTGTGGCAGCTGGA